AAGTCAAAGAAGTTTCAAGGCTGTTCAGGATAAAGCACCCGGCTACAGCCGTATAGTTATTGTTTTTAATTACGTTATATTCCGTAGCAGATGACGCTTTCGCGGCACATTCTCCAAGTTCAATGTCCAGCACTCCTTCGATCTTTTGTATTGCATCAACCAACTTCGTTTTATTAAATTTCCCCCCGTACTCAATGCCTTTCAGATAATCATTAATGGCGGCAAGTACTGGCTTACTGCCATCGGATAAGCGAACACCGGAAGCGTTAATAACCATCGGGTCGACTTCTATGGTAGCGTTGATACGGATGTCGTCTGCCTTCATTGATTGGATAGAGAGAATTACCCCGGCAATTTTAATTGAGTTCATATAGCTTTTAAATGCCATTAAAATGTCTCCTGTCAAAGGACAGGGAAGTCCGCCTTCATCTCCGGATACAAGTATCTGAATACTTCCCCCGCGATCTTTGACCGCCACATATTTAACAATCTGTTTTGTCTCATCATAAGTGGCATACCGGAACTGGTACTTCTCTGGATCATAGAACAATGAATCTCCGTATTGAAAAGCCAATGCGCTGCTATGATACCAACGCACGGTCGGTACAATATTAGCGTCAATTCTTTCCTCCACGTCCGTTTTGAACTGGTCAAACATTTGCTCTATGACGTGCGCTGTTGCCGCAAAAATGTAGAACAAGGTGCTTTCTATTGACACGGGAGAAAACACCGAATCAAAGTCGGCATCACCTGTGATACCGTATATATCCCGGATAATACTGTTAGATATATAGGCGTCCGTCATTTCTTTCTTTATTTCTGCGATTGTTCTAGCCATTACTTAAATTGTTCGGTAAATTGTTCAGTGAAAATTCTCAATCGTATTGCATTCGACGCGGTTTCAGAAGTAGCCGGGCAAACGGAGTTCCGCTGGCAATAATCAGCCAGTTCGCTGTTATACACCTTCTCCGGTATTTCGATTTCCTGTCCGGCTTGCAAGGTATCCGTTATGCTTATATCGTTTGCCTTTGCAAGCATAAATACCGCTTCAATTGTACCATATTCCTGCACGGCTATATCCAGCAGAGTTTGCCCGGCTTGTACTACTGTTTTCATCTTACATTTTTATAAACAAAAATTATAAATACCACAAAAAAAACTGCTATTACGGCTTTTGCCCACGGAGGAATGTAGCTGACCTTTTCAACGATCTTTGTATCATTCTTCTCCTGTTTCTCTAGTTGTTCCTTCAATGTCAGCAGGGTTTCCTGAATTTCTTGTATTTGTACCTGTAACTGTTCGTTATATATTTCTTTCTCCTGCTTGGTTGACGTTCCTGTCGCTGTTTCCGTTGAGGTCGGGTATTGTTTTCCTGTGCTATCTGGTGGCGAATAGTTCGTCTTCTGCCAGTTGAATTCCATTTGCTGCATCATTTCGATAATTCGCTCAACGTTCTTGTTTACGTCGACCTGCGCTTTGTCTGTAGAAACTTCTTCCTGTTCCGTCTGCTTCTGTTCCGTGTTATCCTGATGGACGGTCGTGTCCGTTTTGGACGATCGGCAGGAACAGACGGACAGCACCACGATTGCGAGTAAAAAAACGAGTATCTTTTTCATTACGGTCGAACGATTACAGGTGGTAAAAATGAGGTAATTCACTCTTTACGTCGAAGCAGGGACATTCTTTCATCCACTCGCATTTTTCGACGATGCCGTTCCCGTTCTTGTCCGGACTGGTATCGCGATGTCCGAGGATATCAATAATGTCATGGCGGTTGCAGATGTCCTGAACGAGCTCGCGCATCGCTTTCTTTTGTGCATCCGTCCGGGTATCCTTTGCCTTGCCGTTCTTGTCCAGTCCCCCCTCATAGCAGATACCGATTGAACATCGGTTATAACTGGTATTCGTACCGGGAACGATAAAGTTGTCATGTGCTCCGATTTCGTTTTCCGCCCGCATGGGGATCACACGTCCGTCCTTTCGGATATAATAGTGGTATCCCCATTTACCGAAGCCGCGGGCTACGTGCGAATCATTAATTTGCTTCTCTGTGAAATCTTTGTCCCCGCGTGTTGCGGAACAATGGATGATAATGTATGTAGGCTTATTCATCTTTCTTTTCCTCCTTATTTTCTGTTTCGTCTTCTCTTTCAATGTATTTCTTATACTTGCATTTATACCTGTAATCAACCCCGAAGAGTGCGCCCGCGAATGTCGAGACTTCGCCATAGGCGACTAAAACAGAGTTGTCAATCTGTCCCGTAGGTACTACCCAAAATCCGCAAAACAGCAGGATCATTCCGGATACGGACAGGAAAACTGCGATCCATAACTGTACGTGTAGCCTTTTCATGATACATACGGTTTATAGAATCAGGCGGAAGACTATCCATACCAGTAATATGACTACATCCGCCAGCAATGCCCCGCGTACTGTCGCCTGGATGTCTGCCGTGTCCGGAACATCGTCTTTCGATTCTTTCCATTTACCAGCCAGCCATGCGGAGACGGTTCCCAAGCCCATGCCGCCCAATACGCTAAGGAAGCTCACTCCAAACAGGAAAACGGATGCTACTACGCACACGGCTAAAATGAGCATCCCAATCAGTCCATGAATGATTTTGTCTACTCCGAACTTTTTAATCAAATCGTTACTTGCTTTCATTTTCGTTAATTTTAATCGTTAGTAATTTCAATATTTATTTTGTCCACCAGTTCCGAATAGTCAATGCCCGCGCGTTTCAGATGGACTTTCATTTGTTTCTCAATGGCTGTTTTATTAGCCTTTGAACGTATATACCGGATCAGGTTTGCTCCAAGAACCGGGTCTTCTTTCAGTTCCCCCTGATTCAGTTCCAGCACGATTGCCGCGTTTTGAATCAGGGTGTCGCCAACTGCAAATCCGGTCAGTTTCCCGTCTTTTCCCGTGTGGGGAATGATTCTGATGTCACCGTCCTTGTCGAGTAATATTCCTTTCATTGCTTCACCCTCTCATTTTCAATATCCTTAACTTGTGTTTCCTGCAGAGACTCCGTAAAATAGGAAGACAGGGCTGCTTTCAGTGCCGATCCCCCGTCATTCGGAACAGGCGTCCATCCGGACAATTTTTGTTTCAGCGAATTGATATCCTTTTCGATCAGATTCAGCCGATCCGTCAGTTCACCGACTTTTACCAGTCCCCCCAATGTCCCACCGTTCAGCACAATTTCGTCCACTTCTTCAGCGGAGATCAGAAAGGCGTCTGTCTCTTGTCCCTCGATGATACCGACCAGACAAGTCGTTCCCGGTTTCGGATAGATGCATAATGCACCCATTCCCAACTGTACGTTATAGTATTCAAGCTGGTCAACGACTCCCGTCACGTCCATTGCCCTATTGTCCTTATCAACCGTATCGACTGTTACCCAGCGCAGCTGCGCTTGTTTTGCACCGTTTATCCGCCTTTCAAGCGCATCACGTAATTGTTCATCTATTGTCATTTCGCACGTCCTCCCAACTCTATTTTTTGCCGATAAGTGGCATTGTCACTAAAGTCCTTTGTTACTTTCTCTACGAAGTACTTTCCGTTCATTTCCGGAGTTACTTCACTCTTCAGGTCAACTGTCATACCATGATGTACGACAGGAACCCCAAACAGTTCCACACCTCCACGATACTTCTGTTTTTTAAGACTCTCATAAAAGTCCTTTGCAAACTTCTTTAAGTCCTCTACCTTGATAGACTTTCCTTTCTCATTGTAGGTAAGGTTATAAACCTCACTTCCTTCTACCCCAGCTTTTGCTTCCAATTTCTTGCCACCCGCACCAATACTTACCACTTTAACTTGGAATTCACCGTTCGTTTCATTCAAGTCCTGACTGACAGCGTTCTTCTCCAGTACGATCTTCACCTTTTCGGTGTCTATCTTTTCGGAATACACATTTCCGCAATACAATACTTTACCAATGAAATAGCAGTGAAGATTGGTTTTCTTCCTGATGTCATCAAGAACTTCCGCTACTGTCTTAGATGAATATCGCACTGCCCCAAGTTCCGCGTCATAGTTGGTTTTTATCTCATAACCTTTGGCTACATCTGCCAGCAGCTTCTTCAACGTGACATTCTTTGCGGAATAGGATACCGTTTTTCTCTTCAGGTTATACATTTCGTCCTCACAGCGGAGCGTCACGGGAACACCCCAGCCGATCAGCGATATGTATCCTTCAAATTCAGTGTACAGGTCACCGTCATATCCGAGTTCAATTTTTACCTGATCCCCAGAAGACAACAATTCCTTCAGGTCTTTCCCCGCAAAGTATTTGATACGTCTGGGAAGGACTATTTCTGCGGAGTCTGTAAACATCTTCCATGAACTTTCGATGTGAACCGACGAGATCGTATAAATGACCAGTTCCTCGCGTTTCTCGTTTGCCGGAAATGTGATCCGGCTGCACATCATATAGCTCATAGTGTCAATTCATAAGGGTTATCACTCGTTGCTTCTATCGTGAACGGAACTACGCTACTGTTTCCCTGAATCGGATTGAACGAGATGTTATCAATGACAATGGAGTAAATTTCCTTGTTGTTGAAGATACTTCCCGTCACTCCGATCGCTTCCGTCACTTTGCGGAATTTACAGAGCGCGCTCACCTGTTCGGCTACCGTTTTGTAACCTTCCCGGCTCTTGTCTGCAATGCAAAATCCCCGGATGTTGATTTTCCAGTCATCAAGTCCGTAGACCTCCTTTACGGTGCCGTGAACGCCCAACACCTTCGTCTTGGAGCAGTTCATCGGGCGTGAAAAGTCCACGATCGTCGCATATGGCATCGGAAAGCTAGCCATGTTCATCGTGCCGCGTGACCCGTCCGGATTATAAGTGCTGTATTGCTTATTCCCGTCAAGGGTAAACGTCCCGATGACAGGAGTCCCCATCCAGCTGTATGCTTCGGCTTCGGCATCCGGAATGGTTGTCACTCCGGTGTATTGTCCCGGATCGTAATCCTGCAGGGTTCGTCCCCACGGAAGATAAATCGGGGATGAAATCCCGAAGACTTCCGTGAACAATGCTCCAATATTTAACGCTGTATTTCCTGTCATAACTTTATCCTATTGCTGGTACTGTATCGGTCATTACTGCCCAAATTTCCCGTTTTACTTTATCTGCAATTTCCCGTATATCCGCACCACCCGCAACACGGAAATGATTATTGAATGTCACGTTCATGGTGATATTCTTCACACTGCTTCCGCCTTTCCCGCCAAGTCCGGTCTTCCCATCGGTTACCTTTGTTCCTCCAGTTGCCAGTCCGGTTTGTTGATTAACCGGGGACAAAGGGGAATTCAGGTTAAAACTGGTATCTCCTTTTTTCTCTCCGTCTTTAGGATGTGACTTTTCCCAGTCTGCCATGCCTTCTTTCCAGCCGTCTGAAAATGCGCTGCCGACTTTTTTACCCCCTTCAAGTGCTTGCTGTGATAGCCTGTCCCAAACATCGCTGAAATGGAAATCATCATCAAACCAGTTTGCCGGGTTGATGACATCGACAATGGCTTTCATCACGTTAAAAATGAACTTATAGTATTCCGTGAAGATTACTTTTATAAAGTTCCACAAGGCATAGAAGAAGGCGCGTACTCCTGCGAACTTATTCCAAAGAAAAGCGACCAGTGCTGTTATGGCAGTGATTGCAAGTGCTATCCATCCAATAATCGGAATACTGTAGATAGCGGTGGATATGAGAGCTGAAGACGTTACTGTTGATACGACCATTTTTGCCATGCCAGCCAGCCATGCAATTGATGATTTGATAGAGACAAGAGTCATGATTTGCCCGATAGACCATGCGACAGTTCCGAGCGTCACCAATGCCCCGACAAGGACTCCCAACACTTCAAGAACTGGCGCAATAGGTTCTACAAATTCAAAGAAGCTGATCTTCAGATCATCAATAAACGCCTGCATGCGTTTCTGCTTTTCGGCATAGGTATCCATTTGTTTTCCAGCAATATCAACCGCTGAAGTAGAGCCCTGTATCGCTTCTGTCCATGTATCGATTTGGTCTACACCATCAATCAAAGCCATTGCCGAAGCAAGGTTTTCACCTCCGAACAAGGCGGACATGATTGTCGCGTTATGCATGACAGGAGTCAGGGCACGCAGTCGGTCTGTCAGTGAAAGGGACTGGTCTTGCATCGTTTCAATGCTAACCCCGGCAGCTTTTAACTGCTTGACCGCATCCGTTGTCGGAGCCTGTAATTTGACTATCGTATTACGCAAGGCAATACCGCCTTCCGAGCCTTTTTTACCCGATTTGTCAAGCAGTTGGATGGCGGAGTTCGTTTCAGCGAATTGAACACCGAATGTTTTTGCAACATTACCCGTTTGCTTCAGTGCTTCCGCTACCTCTTTAATTTCGGCAGAACCTTCGACAGTTCCTGCAGCCATGATGTTCATATACTCCGTCATGGTTTGTGCAGCCTTCATCGGATCGTCGAGCGAAACCTTATACTGATTCATGGCGGTGGACATGGCGGCAGACGCTCCGGGAACATCATTCTGCATCGTCTTACTAAGCGTCATTACGTTATTCGACATGATTTCCAGCGCGTCCGGTGCTTTTTTAAGTTCCGGAGTAATCTTTGAAAGCAAGTCCTTATAAACGCCCATAGCGTTTGCCGCATCGACACCGAATACTTTTGCCGTGCTCCGGGCTTTGTCAGCAAGAGCATCCAGTTCTTTGCCTTCCATATTGGTGATACCGGACATTTCAGCGACGGCAGTTTCAAAACGGATACCCGGCTCGATAGCGTCGTTAAAGGAATCACGGATATTGTCGACACCTTCCTTTAGCTGATTGAGAAAGAACATTCCTTTTCCCAGCCCTTCCAGTTTCCCGGCTGCTTTCCCCGATGTTTCTCCAAGACGGTCGACCACTTCTTCCGTGTCGTCGATTACCCGTGTAGCTTCTTCGGCTGCATCGGTCGCGGCATGTAACGGAGAGGTGATCCTGTCAACCAGTTCCAATATCCATTGAGTCACTTGCATTGTCTTTTGAGAATAATCGGTTTATTACTTTAGCGACTGCATTATGCACCACTATTTCAAATTCTTCCAACTCAGTTTTCCGCAACATGCGGTATTCGGCATAGAGCCTGAGCCATTCATCCTCGTCCAGTTTGCCCGGAACGTCGACACCATATACTTTTTTCAGAATGGCGTCTATTCCCTCGACAAGACCGAACGATTTTGAATATTCCTCTATGCTTTGCTGATAAAAGCCGCCTGACCAGCAATCAGTTGTCCGATAGCGGTAAGGACGGAAGTATAGACAGCGGAATCTTCTAGTGCCGCCATGTTACCAGCCGCCACGCAATTTCTGATCAGGATGTCATTCGCTTCTTCAAGATCGTCCTTTTTCCTCGCCATTGCCAGCAGGATATTCTTTTCAGGACGGACAATCAGATAGTCATAACGTTCGTCTTCGTCCACCTGTACGGTGACATGTTTCAGGCGTTTACCGTATTTGGCTTTTAATTCCGCATGATCTTCAGGAGTGAAATCTACGATTAACGCTCTTTCTTCTTTCGTCAGTTCCTCGTAAGGCTTACCAGCCAAAATCTTTTTATCTTCTTTCATTTTAAAAGTCTTTTAAATGGTTATTAAACTACATTGCTACGTTCCAGTCAATATGACTGATAATAAGGGGATATTGTGTAGCAATACTTTTATCACCCTGTTTCACGTCGACACCGTTGTCTGTGAATTCTACATTCCGGAGCACGTCTTTCATGATGAATCCGTTGTATTCATACATGACCGGGATGTCAAATGGTTCGATGTCAGAAAGACGTTTACCCGGACCGAGTGCTAGCTGAAGCGCATTCGTTTCTTCTTTTAAAAGAGTGATCGATGCTTCAGCTTTATAATTTCCTTCACCACGTCCTACCGGATATTCGCCAGCACCATAAATATTTTCTTTCTCTTTGCTGTCCTTGTAGGAAAGGGCTGTAATACCTTCTACCTGACGACCAAGCATGACAACCTTGACGCTGTTCCATCCGGCTATTTTCCCGAATTTGTTGATTAATGTTCCTAACAATCCCATATTTTCAGATTTTATTTGTGAAACCCAAATCAATCTCAAACTCATGTACAATACCGTCCGCAACCAGTCTTACTTTGATATTGAAAGCCTTGTCACTGACAGCCATCTGTTTGGGATCGATATAAATATCAAAGTCCGCAATATCTTCCGAATTGACCATGCTTTCCAGTGCGGATTTGACGATCGCGTCCCAACTGCTAATCGTGGTGTTACTGATATATCCGGTTGACGGGTCAGCCTTCACCTTACTTCTTACGCGAGGTAAAAGAGTCGTGCGGATGATACGTGCAGCCTTGTTCCAAACAGCGTTATATTCAATATACGCATAGTCGCTGTCCGCTTCCGTACAAGTACATGAATTGCTGAAGAAGAACCCGGCATACCCTTGAAAGCTACCGACGAAGTTATATCCTTTGTCAGTCAGTTTTTTCTGGTCGGATACGCTTAACTGTGAGAAGGGTTTGCCATTGCTCAAAGCTGCGTCCAACCAAAGCCCGTTCAGCTTGTTCGTCAATGGATAGTCCTTTGTCCCCTTTGCCGTCCGTGGATGGTTTTCAATATCAACGCTACCCATATTTTCATGTACGTAGCGGACAGACAGCATACCAAGTGCGCTGCCAACGGCAGCGTGTGTCCGGTACGCTTCATCTTTTGCAGCCTGTGCCGGGTCTTGTGCAATTACGACAGAGACATTTTCAGAATCCAGTTTCCGAAGATCGACAGCGTCGGCAATGGCATTGATATACTTGCCGACACCCTCCAATATCACCGCATCGATATACAGGTGGTCTTCCCTGAATTTATTGACCATCTTCTGTGTCTCCTGTACGGCTACGGTGATTGTTTCGTCTGCAGTCAGTGAACAGATGCCAATGGTATTTACTCCGTTGACGGTACGCACCGCATTGACAAAGTCTTCTTTCGTCAGCAGGCTTGACACCTTCTCGGACTTCGGAACTAGCATAAGATACAGTGAACGTTCCGGAGACAGGCGGAAGACTTCGCTGGTATGATAATGCACCTGTTCCTTGTTTTCAAGGTCGATGGCATCGTCCCATCCCAACGCTTCCAAGTCGGTGATATCGTTCAGGGCTTCCGGCTTGTAATACTCAAGCTTTCCGATCTCCGAACCACCGACCACAAGCAAAATGACGCGGTCGCTGGTATCGGTATCCCGTACCAGTCCGCCATTTGCTTTGTTGATTAATACTCCTGTAAAATTTCCCATGATAATTGTTGTTATACAGATTTACCCGATAAGATTGCACCAATACCGAAGTCTTCGATCCGGTCAATGATACCGTAGGTTTGAGTACGATATTCAGACGTAGGACTTGCACTACGTGTGTCTGGTATTTCCGACTTATACAATGATTTTACGCTTTCTAGGTGATAATACGTATTCGGAGCATAAAAGAAGGTGCTTGCTTGAAAATCAGTGTCGGCGGAAGCTTTCGCTCCTTCTTTTACTTTTTTCGCTGTATCCGCATTGTAAAATGGGCAGTCGTTGTTTTCGAAGAATTTAAGCCCCATGAAACCTTTTGGCTTCATAGTTACCGGGTCAATGTAGAATGTACGGTCATAGAAATATTTAGATGCATCTTTATCGAGCAACAAATCACCCATGTGCAGTGGGGAAAGCACCATGTACAGGGCATCGGTAATGGGGAGGTTCCATGTCTTTACAAGCGTTGCAAAATCAACTAAATCTTTGTAAGACAGTCTCAAACGTCCGTTAATATCCTTTTCGCCAGTTGTCCTGATGACGGGCATTTCTACCTTCGTATCATCTTCCGGAGCGAGTTTATGTAATACGTGGTTACGGATACCGACTTGAAAAGCCTCATTGTGTTTTACACGAATAGACGCCCGTTTGTCAAATGCAAGATAACGGATTTCGTCATCTGTGCATGATGTCGGTTCTGTGTCGTAAATCTCCCAGGGAACTATAATATTTTGTCCTGTCATAGCTTTGGGAGTGAATTCCTCTGTATTATTTACGCGGAAACCGACATTGTTAATCAGTTTATTTCTGCGTATACCGTCTGCTGCTAAAGCTCCGGCAGGAACAGAGCCTAAAACTTGCATGAAGTCCGCTCTGTAATTGCGACGTTCGATCAACAGTTGAGGATCGACGTACTTGTTCAAATAAAAACCGTCTACTGGTTGTGCCATATTCTTTTTTTTAAGTGGTTAGTACTTTATTTACCTGAACGTCTTACGTAGTCATTCAAAAGACGTTCGTATTCAGCCGGATTTTTCTCCATGAGATTTTTCAAAGCCTCCGGATCGTTTTGAAGGTCTTCGAACTTTTTGTTTGTGGTATCTGTCAGATTAGGAGCGTGAACTTCCGGCATTTCCACAGGCTTGATGGCATCAAGCAGCTTCTTCGCGGTATCGAAGTTGCTGGTTAGGTTCGCTTTCCAATCTTCGCGCACGTCAGCAGTGATTCTTTTTTCCTTGATAGCTTTGTTCAGGACATTTTCGATCTCCTGTTCCTTGCGTTCCTCTTCTTGTCTTTCGAGCATTTCGACGCGGTCTGCCTTGCGTTTCCACACGTCTACCTGCGCGATAAATTGTGCTTCCGTGGAATTTGCATCCATTCCGAAGCGGGTAGTCAACATTGATAAATCCATGTCATTTTTTGATTTTTCGTTATTAATAGAGTCAGTAATCTCAATTTCACCTGTGTAGCCACAATTGGTAATCATTTGTGCCGTAGCCTTATCGACCTTTGCCTTGCTTGTAACTTCCGTCACAAAGCCATTTTCCTTTGCTTCCTGTGCGCTCATCCAGTAATCACCTTTGTCCCACGCGTCTTTGATTTTTTTCTTGTCGGTGCACTTGGAAAGGAAAGCGTTCAGGTAGTGGTCGTTCAGCTTGCGCATGACCTCCAACGTAGACTCAATATCAGCGACTTTTCCGCATGCACCCCCGCTGACTTGGTGAATCATAAAAAGTCCGTTAGCGGGCATAGAAAATGATGTGCAGTTAATAGCGACATATGTTGCCGCACTAGCTACCAGTGCACCGCCTTCACCTGTAATTTTGCCGGGAAACCTCTTGATCACGTTCACGATCTCATTAGCTTCGAAACATTCACCACCGGGAGAATTGATATAGATGTGCACGTCTTTGATTCCTGATTTTATCAGTTGCTCAACCTTAGAAGTGAATTCCGCTTCCGTCTCCCTCCATTTTGATATCGTGCCTTTCAACTCAATCCGGGCACGTCCGTTTTCCGCAGTTGCAGTCAGATTCATTTTCTCATATTTAAAATTTCATGCTGCAAAATTGGAAAAGTAAAGGCGGATGCGGAAAAAGCGTTTTCTTCTTGGCAAAAAAACAGTGTTAACAAGGACGTATTTTTTCCAACTTGGAAAGAATACGTTCCAACATGAAAAGCCATTTTCCACAGGTGATGATGAAATCTGACCTTTGCTTGCGTAAAAGAAAGGAAGCGATATGCCAAGCAAAGAGTACTACCGAAAATTAAAGAAGGAAGCGCATGACCTTTATGTAAGGGATGGAATGATGTGCAAGGAGATTTCCGAACGTATCAACGTGTCGGAAAGGTCTGTATCAAATTGGATCAATGAGAATGACGCACTTTGGAAAAAAGAGCGCCAAGCGTCCGTCATTTCATCGAAGAAGCAAGGGGACAACCTGAAACAAATCATCAACATTCTTGCGGATCAGAAACTGGAGCTATTGCGTATGATTGACGAAGCCATTGCAGAAGGTGATAGCGATAAGGTACTGGAGTTACGGAAGCAGGCGGCGGGATTGGACAACAGCGTGGCGCAATGGGGAAACCAGCTCAAAGAGGTGGATAAAAAGAACCGGATAACGCTGGCTATATACATTGATGTAATGGGTAGGATATTCGATGCGATGAAGGCATACAATGCCGAACTTTATTTCAAAACACTGGACTTTCAGGAGAACCACCTTTATGAAGCCGCAAAAATGTTGGGATAATGAAAGTCGAAGATAGCAAAGCCCTCAAAGAGTATCAGGAGAAACTAAAGCGTGCACGGTGCACGGGCAACCTGATTGATCCGGACGAATCACTGACAGTTCGGATGAACCGCATACAGCGTGCAAAAAGTGATGTCAGATACCTTGTCGAAACTTATCTTCCCCATTATGCGACCGCAGACTGTGCTGACTTTCAGATCGCGCATGCCAACAAGGTAATGAACGATCCTATTTACAAAGGCTATGCGGAATGGGGACGCGGACTTGCAAAATCGGTATGGAACGACGTGATTATTCCTTTATGGCTATGGATCAATGGTGAGACGCATTATATGTGTATCGTTTCCGATACGTTTGATCGCGCGTGTGACCTGTTGGAAGATATACGCGCGGAGTTCGAAGCAAACGAGTTACTGAAGCATGACTTTGGCGAACAGTACAATCCCGGATATTGGGAGAAGGGAAACTTCGTAACGATGAACGGGTTCATCTGCAAGGCATTCGGTGCAAAGCAAAAGGTTCGCGGACTTCGTAAGGGTGCACACCGTCCTGACTTGTGGGTGGTTGACGACTTGGAGACACCACAGACAATCAAAAATAACCGGATGCAGGATGATTATGCGGACTGGATAGAAGCGGACGTACTGGCAACCATGACGGGAAAACGCAGGCGCCTGATAGGTGCAAACAACCGTTTTGCGTCCCGTATGGTACAAACCATTCTAAAACAACGGCATCCCGATTGGGACTGGCATTTGGTGAAAGCCTACGACCCGGTAACGTATGAACCTGCGTGGAAGTCAATGTATTCCGCACAATTCTATCGGCAACAGGAAAAGGATATGGGTATTCTTGCGGCACATGCGGAGTACAATCATGTTCCACTTGTCAAGGGTAAAATATTCAAGCCCGAAATGGTGAAGTGGGGAAAGCTCCCCGACCTGCACATAATGAATGCGATTGTAGCACATTGGGACATTGCGTATGCCGGAACAGATACGAGTGACTTTAATGCCTGTAAGATTTGGGGGCGGCACAAGAACGATTTTTGGCTGATAGACGGATTCGTAAAGCAGTCAAAGATGAAACTCTGTGTACAGTGGATGTGCATGAAGCAGGCAGAATTTAAGGCAAAGGGCATTATTTGCTTTTGGCAGTATGAATCCCAATTTTGGAACGATGAAGTAAAACGTATCATAGGGGAAGCCGAGACGGAGACAGGTGTAGAGTTGAACCTAGTCCCGGTACAGACTCCCAAAACAACGAACAAGATACTTCGCATGATAAGCATGCATCCATATTATCAAAATTCCCGGATGCATGTCAACGAGGAGCTGAAAGCAAACCCGGACATTGCTGTCGGTTTAAAGCAACTATATGCTGTTGAACCGGGCATGACGGAACACGATGACAGCCCGGACGCTGACGAACAGGCTGTGAAGAAGCTTGAAATATACACTGATCCTCCACAGTCAGAGGACGAGCCCGCGACACGACCGTGGAAAGCGGGAAGATATAAACGTAAATACACTTGGTAGCTATGAAGTATGTCAACATGGATGACCTGACAACCGTCATACAAAATCGGTTGCTGGTTGAAAGTATCGAAAAAGATGAAGAAGTCTTGGATGGGATTGAAGACCTTGTCATCAGTGAAGTATCAGCTTACATAAGCGGTCGTTATGACGTGAAAAAGATATTCGGTGTTCCTCCGATACGGACAGGGTTATTAATCCGGATAATATCCTGTATTACCGCCTTTCGTGCAGTAAACCGGAATGCAGCCCGCAAAACGGGAAATAACCCGTTATCAGACATGAACGACTGGTCTGACCTTATGCTTACCAAGTTACGCGACGGGATCATGTCACTGCCTCCTGAAATTCCTTTGATAACGGACGAGGAAGGTAATGTAGAATCTCCCATTCTGTTTGGTCACACACGGAACAATGGATGGTTTCTTTAAATAGTTTTTAAAACGTTTTTAAAAGGTATGTTATGTATAAGAAGTTAAGAGAAATATTCAGCTGGTTTCAACAGAAAGCCATTCGTCGAATGAGCATGAAAAATGTACTCAATGAGTATTATTTTCGGATGGATAGCAGTGGGATGCAATCTTCGTCAGGTGCTGCTTATAAACGACAGGCTATCGTCTACCGGGAAAAGACCATTGATGACTGGATCATGGCGGTAACTTCGGCAACCGATCCGGATGATCCCCGACGTGGCTTACTATATAGGTTCTACCAATCGTTGTACAATGACGAGCACTTACAAACGACGATTGACAATCGTGTATTACCTGTACAACAGGCGGAGTTCAACCTTGTGGATGACAATGATAATGAGGACGAGGAAGCGAAGAAACTGCTGGATCGTCCGTGGTATCACCAATTAATCCGGATATGTTTTTTACACCAGATGCAGGGAGTCTCACTTGCCGATATTTCCCACCTTGATGAAAACTTGGAAATTAGCTATGTAGAAGAAGTTCCCATGTCCAACTATATCCCGCAACAGATGATAATCGTCAAGGAAGAGTCAGACAAAACCGGATGGTCATATAAGGACGGTGCACTTGAGCCGTATTACGTTCAGTTCGGGAATGCGTGGGCTTTGGGCATGTTGAATGAACTGGCAATCATTATCCTTGCCAAAAAACTGGGAATGGGATCGTGGATGAACCATATCGAGAAATACGGCATCCCTCCCGTGTTTATCACTTCGGACAGGCAAGATAAAAAGAGATTGGACGAACTGTTTGAAATGATGCAGGATTTCCGAAACAATTTCTTTGCTGTACTTAGTGGAAACGAAAAGGTCGAATACGGCAAGGAATCCGGAGGAAACGCGGTAAATGCGTACTTACCGTTAGAGGAACGGTGTGACAATCAAATAAGTAAACGCTTGCTAGGTCAGACGGGAACGACCGAGAATGGAGCGTGGGAAGGGACGGCAGAAGTGCATGAACGTGTTGAAAAGTCACGGCACGAATACGACAAAATGCTTTTTCAGTTCTATTTCAATTATATCATCATTCCTAAACTGGTAAAGATAAGTCCAGTCTATAAGCCGCTCGAAAGATTGAAATTAAAGTGGGATGATACGGAAAGTTTGTCGATTACCGATTACATTGAGGCAATCAATAAACTGGCTTATACATTTGAATTTGACCACAAAGAAGTCGCAAAGAAAACGGGGCTTCCGATTATCGGTCAAAAGACAAACCCCGGAGGCGAACAGCAAGGGGGAAATCTACCGAACAGCAAGAATCCTGTTGATGATCCGAAGAAGGGCAACGCTCAAAAAAAAAAGAGTAATTCAAACAAGGAAATGAATCTTTCCGGCATAGCGGGCACGATAAATGCTCTCTATTATCAGGAAGGGGAAGTACCGACAGATGCCGCGGGGTTCTCACTGTCCGATAAGATACGTGACCGGATACTGGAACGTTTGCGCAGCAAAGGATTTGATGTAGAAAAAGACATCGACCCCGATCTGTTTGCACATACGTTCGACGCCATCAGCAAAGGAGTAGGCAAAGGATTCGGAAAAGTGGAGTTTGATTCCCCGGACGCTGCTTTCCTGAATGAGCTTCGACACAACTGCAAAGTATTTGCCGCATTCAAGACACATCGCCAGCAAAACGAGTTGCATTCCTTGTTATTAGATGAAGATGGAAAGCGGAAGGGGTTCGACCAGTTCCGTAAGGACACGGAGAAGATTCTGCAAGACTACAACGTGAACTGGTTGCGAACGGAGTATGACACAGCCGTGAGGCGTGCCCGCTTTGCTGCCGACTTCCGGGGATATGTGGCAAACAAAGATTTATTCCCGAATCTTGAATGGTTGCCCAGCGTTTCGGTGAATCCACGGGAAGCGCATAAAGTGTTTTATGGTACAATTCGTCCCGTAGACGATCCGTTTTGGAACACAAACTTTCCGGGTAATCTATGGAACTGCAAATGTAGAGTCAAGAGTACGGACGCTCCGGTGAATGTGGAAGAGAAAGAAGAACCTGTGCCACCGACTCCGGGACTGGATAAGAATCCGGGAATTACGGAGGAAGTGTTCACAGGGTCGCATCCTTATATCAAGGATGCGGGTAAGGAGGCACAAGAGGCAGTGGAAAACTTCCTCAATAAAAACATACTGAATACGGTGGGGAATGAAAAAACGACCCGGAAAGTAACAGCTATTGAAAACGAAATTCGTATGAATAAAAAACATGAAACAGGTATGGTGGTAGACAAGAATGGAAAGGTAATAATTGATAAAAGAGGCGAAGCTTTTCAGGTTCAATTTACAGACAGTGAATGCCTTTTGATGAAGGACAACATCATGACGCACAATCATCCGCGGGGGTGGGGACAGCCGGAAAAATCTCTAGGACGAATAGGAAGCTCGTTCAGCATCGAAGACCTAACTCTAGCCGTAGGCAATGATGTGGCAGAGATTAGAGCCGTTACCCCTCATTACACCTTTTCCATGAAAAGACCCAAATCAGGATGGGGAGTGACGGTAAAAGAACTCAAAATGGTGTATATGGCGAATAACTTAAAATTGAGAGACCAATTTATGAAGAGAATAAAGAAAAACACACTGACTCCCAACCAGGCGAACGCTACGCACTTTCACCTATTAGCGAGACAGATTGCCAAACAATATAACTGGACGTATGAAAAGAAGAAAACACGTTAATAGGCATCTTCGAAGAGGGTGTCTCCCATCTGGTCGGGCCGTATTTTATCATGCGTGGCATCACCTTCAAGCAACTTGTCGGGAATGCCATCCGGATATGCCAAACAGAAATAGTCATCTTCCTTGAAATGTTTACAACGTGCACACTGCGATCTGTAAACGTTTAATATCTCATGACGATCATCAAGGGACTTGCCTCTATCGCTTTCATCTTTATATAACCTTTTTACCATAACCTATTTTGCTTCTAATAATAGACACAAAGATAAACGTAATATTTTAATAATCAATCTATGGCAACAAAAAACATTCTCAAGGATGTAGAAAAGGGAGTAAGACGCTATGTAGAAAAAGACATTCCCCGCATTGCCGGAAAGATGGCGGTGGATGAGTTCCGCGAGAACTTCCACCGTCAAGGATTCCGCAATAACGGTATCACTCCGTGGCGGGACGTGAAACGCCGCAATTCACAGTCTAACTGGTACGGTTTCCAATACAAGGGAGAGAAACGAACTTCCATTGCTATGACCAAGGATAAAAAGACCGGACGGATGGTGCGTAGCAAGAAGCAACGGAAACTTAATTTCAGTCAGGCGGCTACAAAAAGGGGAATCTTAATCGGTTCGGGAAGCGACCTGATGAACAGTATCCGTGTGGCGGAAGCTTCTTCAAAACGAGTGGTTATCGGTAGTGATCTTCCTTACTCCAAAATACACAACGAAGGCGGATATATCCGTGTTTTTGGAAAAGCAAAAAAGAAGTTACCTAAAAGGCAGTTTATTGGTGAAAGCCGGGAACTGATGAACGAACTGGAGAAAAAAATAATGGGAGACATCGACCGGATAATAAATCAAAACTTCAATCCATGAAAAGGCTTTAATTCCATTTTAAAACCACTTAAAAAAATGTTTAAATTATGATTTGGTGTAATATTTATAAAGAACTATCAGCCCGCATCATGGATATGCGGAAGATACTTGACGGTATGGAAGACTTGTCTCCTGAACTGGCTAGCGAACTGGCGGATGTGCCTGATGTGAGATACATTGACCTGTGGCATGAACAGATCGACAATTTGGAAGGGGAACATCTATTTCCGACCCCGGCTGTATTTATTGGCTTTAATACTCTTGACATCTCGGATATCGGTATACTGGCGCAGGATATCGATTTACAAATCGACCTGTATGTCTTTTGGGAATCCTTTTCTGACACTTATAATGAAGCGATTATGCAGGAAGACGCTCTGAACTACCTCAATTTGTTAACCGTACTTGGGATGATGCTGCATGGAAAATCAGGCACGCATTTTGGGACGCTTAGGCGTACCCATGTCGGAAGGGTAGATTCAGGAGGTGCAGGAAACTTATACCGAATCAGTTTTGAATGTAAAATCAGGGATTATACAACGATGGAACAGTCAAGTCAAGTTGATATGAAGAATAAAGAAATAAGCGTATCAGCCGGAAGTATACCTGAAATGATAGATGACAACCCACTATATGAGGTATAGCGGTTAAAAAACAAGGCTAAGTTGATTTGTACAATCCTTTTTTGAATCGGGCTTTTTGCCCTCTTTTAATTGCTCGTAATATGACAAATTCTCCGATATATAAAAAATCCGTTTGTAGATGTAGTTCTGATCAAGGAAGAACAGGTCATGACTCATACGCAAAAGAACATCCTCTAAGCGGATGCGCTTTTTATCATAAAGAAGGTAGAAAGTCTCTACCATCTTTCGGTCACGTATTTTGGTCATTTCAGGATTCCGCATAAGAAAGCATTATTATAAGCGCAAATATACGGATTTCCAGTGATTTGTCAAAATTGGAATTAAGCCTATCGGAAGGAAGGCTTTAGAAAAGCCCCCGGCTTGTTAGTAGTAATACCACTCACGTATGATTGGATAAGTACAACTTTTAAAAACAGATCGCTTATTTACCCACCGGGCAAACCTTCTTTGCTTTTCCGTTATTATCAAATTATATTGCTCTTTCTTTATCATCCCACGGGTTAAATTCTTCCTCAATCGGTGGATTTTCTTCATGGAATTGTTTCATTTCTATTCTATTATACTCTATTTGACTTCTACTTTAAACGGAAGAGGATAACCGCCAATCAAACGGTTATAAACATCTTCCCAGCAGTACGGCATATTGGCATTATTTGCCAATTCCTTTGCTATCTCTTGCAATCTTTCTTTACTCATATCTATTCAAATTCTAATTAAAGTCCTACAGGATACTTTACCTATAGGACTTTAGCAGTTAATCTTCTACCAGTTCCAATTCAGATGCAGCAAACCACGCTTCTTTGATGTCATTATCTTTGCATTTAGCTGTTACACAATATTGAGTAGCGCTGTGCAAATACTCACATTTTGCGGTTATAGTCCCTGAAAAACCTGATACACTACTACGAACTTTGTCGCCTAACTTAATTTTATCCATATTTTTTAATGTGGGTTTTACAAAGCCCGCCCAAGGCTCATTTTTGTATTGTTATACATTAAATTGTTCCTAAATCAAATTCAGAATATCGCTTCTTTATTTCTTGTCTCATCCATTCGAGCGTAGCGCAATAATCATCGCAATCTTCTTCCGGTACATAATCTTCAAGCCTTTTAATCATGTCTCGGAGTATCCATGCACGTCTCTTTGTAAGATTTATGCGTGCTCCAAAAATACCTTTTTGGCTCATCTTATACAGCCCTTCGGCAAATGAATCATACTCTTTTCCATCAATGATTTTGCTCATTATTATTTTGTTATTCGTTAATTTACATTGCTAATTTAGGCTCAGAAAGAACCTCGTTTAATCTCTTTACGCCAGCATCGTAATACTCTTTGTCTATCTCAAAACCAATGTATTTACGATTAGTATTAATACAGGCAACAGCAGTAGAACAACTACCAGAAAAAGGGTCTAATACGACATTACCCGGTTGTGTGGTTAGCGCTAACAATCTCTCAAGTAGCCTAACAGGTTTCTGAGTTGGATGTATAGCCTTATACCTGTTACCAAGTTCTCTAATAATAGACTTTTCGTTCATTCCCTGCGTTATTGAGTTAATAGCATTACAGCACCTATCTCCTGTCTTAGGTTGATTTGCCGCTATTACACCTTTTTTGCAGAATCGATCGTTATCATATCTATCAGAACGTATTATGGACTTTTCATTCATGCCATTTTCGATAGAACTTACAACGGCCGCCGCCCTATCTATTTGTTTAACTCCAGGTTGGCGGGATACATTATATTTGTCAACGATATCTACGTCAAGAAATTTCTTGTTATCTTGTAGATAAGCGAGTACATTATCAAGTGATGTTGTGTTATTTAATATAGAACGCATTCTCTTAATATCTTGGCATATACTATCTATATCATGCCCTTTCATTTCAAGATATGGAACTTTCACTTTATTAAGAACTCCACCTTTCTTTGTGTAGATAATTACCAACTCATGGACGCGAGAAAGCACCATTAATGGACTTGACGTATACGATTTATCCCAGACGATTTCCTCCTTAAACTCAAGACCTAAGTCCTCAAGAATCGTACACCATCGATACAATGATGAACCCCGTCCGAATAGAGCTATAAATCCTGCAGGTTTAAGAACCCGTTTAAATTCGGCGAATAAATCACGCTCATCAAACGGACGCTCTAATTTCTGACCCTTCAAATAAAGATAAGGAGGGTCGGTAAGAATGCAGTCTATACTTTCATTAGGAATACGCTTCATACCCTCCTGGCAGTCTTCGTTATATATCTGATTTATATTCATTTCTTAATTTTATTAGTTATACACAAATACTTTTAAACTCCGATTGAGAAATCTTTCCCTTCTCTTTGATTACTCCAAAGAAAGCAGTAGCCGGACAACCATATGCGTCTGTCGTTGTAAGACAAACGCCATCAGAAGGGAAGTATTCACAACCTATATCGTTGTCCCAATCTATATACTTTTGAGATTCTATCGCTACTTTATCGCAATATTGCCTATATGAGATGTACGAGCTTCCGACTTCGTTTATCAATCTCTTTATATTCATTACTATTTAATTTTGAAGGTTGTTTTTATACTGCCACAATATTTCTTTCTTTGTTTTTATAAACTTTGGCACATGTTTTGCGCATCTTTACTTAATTCTTTTTTAGTATTAATCATATAACTTTATTTATCATGGAAACATGTTA